GCTAGACGAAGAGCCTAGCAGAGAATTATACAGTCAGGCAGTAACCAGAACCCTAGATAGGAGGGGGATGGTTTACATGACCTTCACTCCTGAAGCGGGGATGACTGAGACAGTCGCCTCGTTTATGAATAGACTCCAACCCGGCCAGTCTCTTTCAAATGCGACTTGGGATGACGCATCTGAAAGGATTATGTCGATGAAAGGACAACGGGGTCATTTGTCAGAAACCGTGATGGAACAAATTTTGTCCGCCTACTCTCCGCATGAAAGAGAAATGCGGCGATACGGTAGACCTTCCATCGGGTCTGGTCTTGTCTTCCCGATCCCCGAAGACCAGTTGATGATTGACCCCATCTCTATTAAGGATCACTGGCCCCGTATAGCGGCCATTGATTTTGGTTGGGACCACCCAACCGCATTAGTTTGGTGCGCTGTAGATAATGAAACCGAGACATTCTATGTTTACGACTGCTACAGAGCTTCCAAGGCGACCCCGGCTGTTCACGCTCAAAACATAAGAATGAGGCCGCACTTTATTCCTATAGCCTACCCGCATGACGGCAATCGCAGGGATAGCATGGGAAACCCGGGTTTAGCCGATCAGTACAGGAACGCAGGCTGTAACTTCCTATTGGAGCATTTTACAAATCCTCCCGCTTTAGGAGTTAACAAAGGATCAAACTCAATAGAGGAAGGTCTTATGCCTATGGTCCAGAAGATGGAAGAAGGCAAGTTCAAGGTATTCAGAACCCTAAACGATTGGTTTGAAGAATACCGTATGTATCATAGAAAGGAAGGGAAGGTGGTTCCTCTCAGAGATGACTTATTGAGCGCAACAAGGTACGCATTCCAATCACAACGGTTTGCCGTTTCAGGCAAAGACCCAGAGTGGACACAGGATTTAGAATATAGAAATTATGGCATCATCTAAAATTACAGAAGAAGAACTCGTAGCCAGGATAAGGGATGAAATCACCGATTCCCTTGGCTACATGGGGGATACTATTTCGCAGCAACGCGAAAAGGCTATGGAATACTACTATGGATTACCTTTCGGTAATGAAGTAGAAGGAAGAAGCCAGTTCGTAGATTCTACTGTACAGGATACGATTGAATGGATAAAACCATCCCTTATGCGCGTTTTCGCATCCGGGGATGAAATGGTGAAGTTTTCTCCGCATGGACCAGAAGACGTAAAGATGGCTGAACAGGCTTCAGATTACGTTAATTATGTCTTTACAAAAGACAATCCTGGTTGGGAGATTCTCTACTCATGGTTTACTGATGCACTATTATCCAAGAACGGAATTGTAAAGGTCTGGTGGGAGGATTACGAGAAAGAGGAAAGAGAGGAGTATAGAAATCTCGATGAAGTCTCCTTAATGGCGATTATCTCTGATGACGATGTTGAGGTCATAGAGCATACAGAGACTCTCGAAGAAGGTGTTCCTTATCACGATCTCGTTATTAAACGTAAAGACTATGATGGTCGCATAAAGATTGAGAATGTTCCACCCTCTGAGTTTCTGATTAACAGGGAAGCGAAGAGCATCCCAGAGGCTAGGTTTGTTTGTCACAGAGTAAGGAAGACTCTTTCCGAGTTGCGGGAGATGTATCCAGATGAGGATATTCAGGCAAAAGAACTCGGGGGCGACGAAGAAGGTTCGATGCTCAACACCGAGATGGAAGCAAGGTATCAGTTCGACAATTCCTCGGTGTATAATTGGGGTTTTTCAACCGATAGGGAAGAGGCTTTAGAAGAATACTGGCTGCATGAATCCTATCTTCAAACAGACTATGATGACGATGGTATTACCGAATTAAGAAAGGTCTGCACTGTCGGCTCTACCGTTCTTGCCAACGAAGAGATTGATAATATTCCCTTTGTCTCTCTGACCCCAGTAAAGATTCCGCATAAGTTCTATGGCCTGTCTATGGCTGACCTCGTTATGGACCTTCAGTTAATGAAGAGTACGTTAATGAGAAACCTCATGGACAATATGTACAACCAGAACTTTGGTCGGTATGCAGTCCTTGAGGGTCAGGCTAATCTTGATGACCTCTTAACCCAACGCCCAGGCGGAGTGGTTAGAGTCAAATCACCGAATGCCGTAACCCCCTTGTCTACCCCTTCACTTGAGCCTTATACTTTTCAGATGCTTGAGTACCTCGATGGTGTAAGAGAATCGAGAGCGGGTGTATCCAGAATGAGCCAGGGGATGAATGAGAACGCCCTAACTTCTCATACGACCGCTACCGCTGTTAACGCTGTTATGTCAGCAGCGCAGAGCCGTGTGGAACTTGTGGCGAGAAACTTTGCAGAAACTGGCGTGAAGGATTTAATGATCAGAATCTACGAACTCCTGTATAAGAACCAGGACAAGGAGAGGATGGTCATGTTAAGGAACGAGTGGGTTCCCGTCAGGCCAGATGTGTGGAAAGATAAGTCAGACTGTACCGTTAGCGTTGCCCTCGGAAATGGCAATAAGGATCAGCAGATGATGCACCTGTCGCAGATGCTTCAGTTTGCCGGAGAGGCAATGAAAGGTGGTCTTCCCATTGTGAGTATGCAGAATATGTACAATCTCGGAGCATCCCTGGTCAAGGCCATGGGATTCCAGAATGTAGATGATTATCTGACAAACCCAGAAATGCTCCCACCGAAACAGAAAGAGCAAGACCCTGCCGAACAGGCCAAGTTGCTAGAAGCGCAGGTCAAGAAAGAAGAGTTGAAAATCAAGGCAGCGGAAGTTCAAATCAAGGCTCAGAAGATTCAGCAGGAATACCAGAAGTTACAGGTAGATACCAGTCTGAAACAGCAGGAGATAAACCTTGAGCGAGAACAGAACCGCGCCGTAGCAATAGGGAGAACATGAACGAGGAACAAAGGGAAGCGAAAGCTAAAGCCCTACTGGATGACCCGATATTTAACGAGGCATTCGACACACTAAAAAAAGATTTAATGAGCCGTTGGGATCACAGTGGCTCGAATGAATTGGAGGCCAGAGAGTCTATCTGGCTTGCAATGAGACTGCTTGACAAGATTCAATTACATATAAAGTCCATAGTAGAAACAGGACACATGAATAAAATCTTGGAAAAGCAACACCCATTCATTTAAGGAGAATTAGAAAATGGCGGATACGCAAAGTGCTGTAGTGAAGAGTGGTTACGGCGAAGCCCCGCATGTAGTAAGTGATGATAGTAGTATGCAGGAAGCAGAAGAGGCAATCCTGAAGATGCTGACCCCGGAAACGGAAACGCCAGAATCTGAGGAAGCCGAGCCTACAGAAGAGGAAGAGTCCAAACCTGAAGAGGAAGACGAATCATTGGAAGAGGAGGAGGAAGAGGAGTCCGAAGAAGAGGATGAATCTGAGCCCGCTGACGAAGAAGACGAAGAGGAACTCTATGCCGTAACCGTTGACGGTGAGGAAGTTGGAGTAAGCCTTGACGAACTTATGAAAGGCTATTCACGCCAGTCAGATTATACCAAGAAAACGCAACAGATTGCCGAAGATCGCCGCGAGATGGAGTCACTTCAAGAGAGGTATAACTCCGAGGTTGCACAGATTCAGGCTGAGCGTAATCAATACGTTGAAATGTTGGGGAATATAATCCAACAGTCTAGTGGAGAACTGGAGAAGTTTACCAATGTAGATTGGCAATCTTTGAAAGAGAATGACCCTATCGAGTACGTTACAAAACGTGAAGAGTACAGGGAAGCCCAAGAGAAAATCCAAGGAGTCCAACAGCAGCAAGCCCAAGCGCAAAGAGCCCAACAGGTTGAAATGGGTAGGGCGCGAGAGGAAATGGTGTCGGAGGAAAGAGGAAAACTCATAGAGGCTTTACCTGATATGGGGAATAGCGAAACTAGACCCGCAAGAGTAAAAGAAATACAAACCTATGCTTTAGGTCAGGGATTTACTCAGGAAGAACTCGATGGTCTTATTGACCACCGTTCCGTTGTGGTGTTGGATAAAGCCAGAAAGTATGATGAAATGCAGAAGGCTAACCCCAAGGCAAAGAAATTAAAGAATAAACCTAG